TCTAGTCTTTGATCTTCACTACTACTTGACAAGGGTCCCCACCGCTTTCCCATTCTGCTTCTTCTTCTTCACTCATAAAGGGATCTCCTTCGTGTGTGTTGCAAAACGGTTCAGTGATCCATCCCCGCTCTATTCCATTTTGAATCCAGATTTCAAACTCTAGGCTATCTTCTTCGTTAATCATATTACAATTATACCCCTAACAAGTCACTACGTCAACTGGACCCATACAAGATGGGCTGAATTTAATTGCAGAGTTAACTGCACCTACAACACGCTTTCTAGCATCCTTAGTTTTTTCTGTAGCATTAAGATATCCGTAAGCATATTCTGCTCCTGAACCCATTGCAAGATAAGGAAGTGTGTACTTAGATAGGGACATGTCAGCAGAACTGTGCTCATAGATTTGTCCACGAACAGCAATGATCAAACCAAGATCTCCATCTTTGGAGGTATCTACCCAGAAATCATTATAAAATGCTCTAAGTTGTTTAATAAATTTGGTTTGCATAAACTTATCTGTATCTTTGATGTCTGGAACATAAGGGTTAAAGTTATAGCGAATGCGTTCACCATCCATTGCTCCAGCATAACCAATTAAATAAGGACCAAGTTTCCAAACCTTTGGACTTGATAAAGCAAGAATGGTATTATCATCTGAAGCACCACGCTCACCAGCCATATATATTTTATTATTTACTTCATCACGAACGACTGCAATACACGTCATGCAGAAACCCCTCCCAAACCGATATATTCAAGTATACCATTGGCTAGGAAGGGGTGTCAAGTAAGGCTAAATAATGACTAATTAGCCTTTTTGTCTACCGTTTTAAACGCATCATTGATTTCTGCCAATGTGAGTTTTCCATCGTCCAAAAAAGCCCTTGCCAGTCTTTCTACGACTGTGGCTACGCCCAATAGTCCTGCTAAGAACACGGCCTGCATAGTATCAATTCCTACTACTGCTCCTGCTCCTAGAACTGATAGACCAGACGCTGCAAATACCGCAAGAATTCTCATTAAGATATTTGTTATTGCCTTTTGTGGGTGCTCCTTCTTTGGGGGTTCTACTATTTTTTTAACTGACATTATTCATCTCCATATTCTTTATTTCTGATTGGACTTGTAATTACCCAAAGTGCTAATGTAGACATGATTCCATAGCCAACAATAGTCTTTGCGCTACCGTCCAAAACAACCCAGGCAATAAACATTCCAAGAAGGGTCCATGCCTGATCTATTAGGTCTTTCATTATATTTTTTAGTATTCTTACCATTTTCTTCCTCCTCTTGAACCTGGTGAATTGCTGCCTGAACTTCCACCAGAACCTCCTCCGCCCCCTGTGCCACTTCCAGTGGCTCCTCCTGTTGCAACTGCTGCTGCGTTAATTGCTGCTCCTGCTGCTACAACTGTTGCTATAACCATATCTGTTGCTTCTTCTCTTTCGCCTTCAGTCATGTCTGCACCAATACTTCCAAATGCTGCAAGTGCTGCTCCTGGGTCAGTAAATACCGCCTCTAATAGCGCTCCTGGATCTTGAACTAATTCAACATTTGCTGCTACCTCAGCAGTAATAATTAAGACTTCGCCAGACTCTGATGTTCTAACTTCAACTGGTGTATCTGGTGGTAAGTCTTTAAGTTCAACTCCCGCTGCTAAAACTTCTGCCACTGAAACTGATTCTCCTGGAGCCAAGTTTTCTATTAATGCCGCTACTACAACATCCTTTTGCTCTTCAGTTAATTCTTCTCCAGACTCTACGGCCTTCTTTATCTCTTCAACAGCCTTTTCTTCTTCTTCTTTAATTGCCTCTAACTCTTCTTCAATCTTTTCTTCTTCTGCAAGTGCTTTAGCCTCTGCTTCTTTCTTTGCTTCTGCAATTGCTTCTTCTTCTGCTGCTATACGCTCAGCCTCTGCTTCTGCTTCGGCAATCGCTCTTTCTTCTTCTGCAATACGCTCTGCTTCTATACGATCAGCCTCTGCCTTAGCCTCTGCTTCTGCTTTTTCTTCTGCTGCTTTAATTTCTGCTGCGATGCGATCTTCTTCTGCCTTGGCCTCTATCTCTGCTTGAATTCTTGCTGCTTCAATCTCCGCCTCTATGCGTTCAGCCTCTGCCTTTGCTTCTGCTTCTGCCTTAATTCTTTCTGCTTCTTGCGCTGCTTGAAGTGCTGCAATTCTTTCTGCTTCTGCTCGTGCTGCTGCTGCTTGCTGTGCAATTAATGCTGCTGTCTCTGCCTGTATTCTTGCTGCCTCTGCTGCCTGCGCTGCTGCTTGTGCTGCAGTTGTTGCAGCAATGGCTGCTTCGGCTTGTGCTTGTGCTGCTGCTAACGCTGCTGCGCTTGCTGCTGCTTCTGCTGCCTGCGCTGCTGCTAACGCTGCAACTTGTGCTGCAATCTCTGCCTCAGTTGGTCCATTCGGTGTTGTCACAGTTGTTGTTTCGCTGGACGGAGGCGTTGTCACAGTTGTTGTTTCAGGTGTTGGCGTTGTTACGGTTGTTGTTTCAGGTGTAGGAGTTGTCACTGTTGATGTTTCAGAGGGACTAGGTGTAGGAGAAGGCGAAGGCTCTGGAACAGGTGCTACATATGTAGAACCAGTAACAACATTTGAATTTGAAGAGTAAAGTGCAAATGTGTCATTGTCTGATCTAATATGAAATGACCAGACTGTTCCTGCTGGCATAAGACCATCTAACAAGGAATGGTCAATTGTAATTGTTGTGTTTAAAGAATTTGGTCCGCCAACATTTCCAGTAGCAATTCCCCAGCCATTACATTGAGAACAATTAAAACTTATGGCATATCTTTCTGGTTGTGTGTTACCAGTGTCGGGTGCTTCCCAATTTAATATTGTTGAGGTTTCTCCACTAATTATTGTTAAATTTCTTGGAGGCCCTATTGTTTTTACTACTGGTGCTGCTTGTGATGTAAATGCTGATGCTGGAATAATGTCCATAGATCCAGATTGATCCCAGTTTAAAAATACGTTTGCTCCTCCACCATTTTCATAATACATTAATTCTATTGCTTTAGGTACTCCTGCTGTGAAGGATATTGGATCAGTTGTAGTTCCTCCGCCACCCTTGTCAACCCAATCATCTGCTACTAAGACTCCATCAATGTATAGCCTTGTACCATCATCTGCTGTTGCTAAAAATGATATGTTTTGAGTAGAATCACTTCTAATTGACCCAGTAAATCGTACGATAACATCTTCTGAAGGGCCACCTAATACGCTACCACTACCCCACTGGAAGTCAATGTTAGGTACGTTTGTAGTTACTACTGGAGAGGCTCCCTGCGGTATGTAGGGGGAACCATTTTGTCCCAGTACATTATATACCTGAGCAGTCAAGCCTTCTGCTGCGTGGGCTTTGTCAATTATTAAAAGTAGGGGAAATAGAGCAAGGGATAAGACCAATGCAACTCTCAACAACCTTTTGATCTGTACTCTCCATCTTTAGTCTGTGGTGGTGACTAATAAGACTATTATACCAGTTTAGACAACAAAAAAGGGAGCCAAGTTAATGACTCCCCTAATTGTTGGATTAAGTTACTTCTTTAGAGCAACCTTGGCCTTTGGATTCTTTGCATTCCACTTCTTAGCAAGAGCGTTATACTCTGCCTTGTACTTTGCTGCTGCTGTTGCTGCTGCAAGGTCTGAAGCCACCTTTGCGGTGTTTGCTGCTGCTGTAGCAGTTGCTGAATCTGTTGCTGACTTGGCTACTGCATCTGCAAGAGCCTTATCTGCTGCAACTTTATCTGCTGCACGGCCTGCTCGTTCTGCAACTAGAGCAGCATTTGCTACTGTAATTTCTGCAGTAAGTGCTGCAACTCTTGCGTTAAGCGCAGTGATTGTTCCATTAAGATCAGTCACTGTGAATGAACCAACTACAGCCTTAACTGGAGCAGCAAGACCTGTAACTGCTGTTGCAGATGTTGCGCCAGTTGCTGCAATTGTTACTGTTCCCGCAACTGCTGTTGCTAACTTCTCAGCCTTTGAGCCAAGTGTTAGTGTAGAGTCTGCAGATACATTTGCTGCTGTTGATGTAACGATTGACTTTGAGATTGAGGCATCTGCCCAAGTAGCACCAATAAGTGTTGCTGTTACTGTCTCTCCGCCTACTGCGTTACCAAATACGTCTGTTACATTTACTGCAACTGATGGGATTGTTCCTACTGCTACTGCAGATGGAACTGTTAGGCCAACATTGTATGCTGATCCTGCGATACCCTTAACATAAACGATAGTTGAATATGCACCATTTGTAATGGTTACTGATCCAGTTGCTGTTGATGTTGTGAATGCGTACACTGTAAGTGCTGCACCTTGTGATGTTGCTGAATATGTTGTTGTTCCTGCTGATGCAAGAACTGGTGCTGTTGGAGCGTTGTCCAAAGCGAGAACAATTCGTACTCCACCTGCTGAGGCAAATGTTACTACTGTTCCTGTGTCAGCAGTTGCAACTAGGGCTACAGCATCTGCTGAGTCAACCTTGTTATCTGCTGGTACGTTTGCAGTTGCTGGTGCAAGTGCAGTTGTTGTATTCGCTGCTCCTGCGACTGTTACTGCTAGAGGTGCTGCACTTGAAGGTGCAATTACCAATGCTGTGCTAGTCAGGGCTGCAGCGATGACGATAGCGGCTTTCTTAAATGAATTCATCTTTCTCCTTGTTAGTTTATATTAGATTTAATCCGTCAAGGAAGTCCTTGACATCTTCGGGCATTTTTTCCCTTGTATCCAATTCTACCATACTCCTCTTTTGTTCCGCAAGTCGAGTTGCCGAACTCCAGGTATGAACATCAACAATAAGATTAGTGTTCTTTGGGGTATGAGAAATAGCACCAAAAACAGCACCACACATGGCATCTGCTAGGTCCTTAGATTTTTTACGGGGGTGATCAACACGATTACCCTTCATAATCTTCAACTCAGACATTTCGTCTAATAGAAGTGGAATTCTTGGTATGGCAACACGCTCTTCATAAATCATCATTGCCAAATCTTCATAGTGTTTTTTTGCAACAGAGATAGTCTCAGTTTTGATTCCTACAGCCTGTAGTTCATTTTGTATATCAAAGGATTGCCATCTATCGAAAGAAACCATCCCAAGGTTAAAACCTTGTCTTCTAAGATTCATAATCCACTGCTTTACATCAGATAGATTAACTGGTCCTTCTGCTCTTGGCTCCCACCATACAACTGCATCTACTACTACGATTGGTACAATTTGTTCATAGTCTTTGATTACCTGTACATTTACCCAGCGATCTACGTGAGCAATTGCAACAGCACACTTATCGTGCTTCTGTGCAAGGTCGGCGTGAACGAAATAAATCTTATCTGGATCTGGCTTAAAGGTTTCTTCAAACCTCTTAAAATTATCAATTGGATTTCTAATGTTCATAACCTTTTCCAACTTACTCTTATCTTTAAAGAACGCATCAGATGAGTAGGTAGGCATACAGGCAAAGCGCATCATTGCATCTGCTAGGTCTGTATAGAATGCAACCTTGAAGTCTTCAATACTACGGGTAGGGTTTACTTCCCAGGTTGGTCTTTTAAATGCTAATACCTTTGGAATTTTGTAAGACAGGATTGTATCTTCTTCCCAGGAAATTTCAAACTGATTTCCAGGATCATCGTGTGGCAAGTCTGGATTCATAATAAATGTATGCTTGGTTTCAATAGTTTCTTTCTCAGCAATAACAGACTCATACTTCTGTGAGATAAAGTCGCCTGGATAACGGGGGAATGAAAGAAGAACAACCTTGCCAAGATCAGGGAAACGAGAGTCTACGGTACCACGGAATGCTTTGTAAATATTTTCTGCAGTCTTGCCTTGCTCATTACCAGTTCCAACCTCAGATGCAAAACCAGAAATTTCATCGAGCACTGCAAGGAATAAGTTCAAACCTTCGTGTGACTCACGCTCTGAGTGTCCAGAATAAACTGTAACAGACTTATCAAAATCTATAGAGTCTGCCTTAGCATTATACTTTCCAGCAAACCATGGGGATCTTTCAATCTTTGATTTAAAACCTTTAAAGAAAACATTCTTTGCCTGCTGTGCGTTAATAGCCACGTTAATAATATCAATTGCATCTCCTGCAGGCTTGCCAAAGTATATTGCTGGGTCTTTTAAACATAGAAGTTTGTATACTACATATGCACAGGCTACTGTTGACATAAAGTCTTTACCGCTACCCTTGCCAAGTTGCAGAATAATTTCATTCTTAGTATATTTAGTGAAGTATGCTTCGCCTGCAACAGAACCCATAATTTCTACAAGATCTTCTTTACGATAGATCTGGCTCATTGCCTCTACAATTTGGTACTGAATATCAGAAAGTGGTGGCTGCCCAAGATAGTCTGGAGACTCAACAAATGTTTTTGCATCTACAGGTATTTCTATAAAATGATTTTCTTTGAGTACTTCAAGAAACTCATTGAACATCGTGGACAACTGTAATCACTTCGCCTTCTTTTGCAATAGCAGATAGTCGTTGCATAATAATGTCACGAACTTCTGGATGAGAAGATGCAACATCTCTGAGAATTCCTACAAGGACTTCTTGTCTGCGCTCAATCTCAACCATCTCTTCTGCAAGTTCTTTGTTCTCAAGCAGTCCAGCCTTTTGCAACATATCAATACGCTTAGACTCAATATCCATAACTAGTTTAATAGCAGCAGTCTTTGCACCAAGATTATTAGTCATAGATGCTTCATCAATAACTTCATATGATCTAGAAATTAATTTACTATAGTGTGCATCAGCACCAGCCAGAGCATCCTTTGCACGAGCACGAATGGCTGAGTTGTTTGATGCAGA